GACGATGACCTGTTTTCCATGCTGCCATTCCACGGTCATATACCTTCTTGAGAACAGAGTATGGCATACCAGACTTATCTGCCTTTTTAACCAGACCAGCAATCTTTTCGTCTAGTTGCACATCTTCAACCTGAGTGTCGATATAATCAGACATGTCATCCAAACGAGATACTGCCGTTGCAACTTTGTTTGTCCACCATGTGGGTAGATCATCTTCATCACCAAGTTTAGTCAGTTCGCCCTGCATCGTCATCAATGCTTTTTGAGCAATCTGAATTTTATTTTTCATAGACGCAACATCAGTGTGACCAGACTCACTCAACATCTTATTTACGTTATCTAGGAAAGACTCATTCTTTGAGAGGTATGCAGCAATGGCCATGTCCTTGCGTTTCTCTTTAGACTTACCCTTGAACTGTGGTGCATCTGACTTCTCGAAATCATCGATGTAATCACCCTGATCTGCATCTTTAGGTAACGCTTCACCATACATCTGTTTGAACTTCTTGGTGTGCGTAGATGGTTTAGTCTTTGCATCATCATCGCCGGGAGCAGGACCAGCCTTCTTTGCTTTGAAGTGTGCATCCCTCTTGTCTTTAGTGGACTTTGCCATATCACCAGCATAATACTTCGCCGGTTGAGTCCCCTCTTTATCTTTAACGTCTTTGTCCTGTTTGACTTCATTGATCTGTTTAACTAGGTCAGAGAATGTCTGCATTGTTTCTTCCTCTTGGTATTCTGCTTTGAGTTCTTTGGGGAGTTTACCATCATCAACCAGTTTGTTGATATACTGAACAAGCTTTCTACCGTCCTGACCCTTATACTGATTGGCAATCCTTGCTGCGATATAAGAAGCAGTCTTGTTTTTTAGTTCTGGTTTTTTCATATCAGCCGCATATTGTTTGACCATTTTTTCATAATCTTTAGGGTGGTTCAATTGATTAATTTTTGCTAGTGCTACTTTATACCATGACATCTCATCAAGTTCATCTTCTTCACGCAATCGTGGTTCTCTACGATTGTCAGATGGTTTCTCCATGCGTAGGTTCTTCGGGTCATTATTCATTGGGTTGTTGTCTTTATGTCCAACGTCCATACCCTTTACTACCTTGTCACCCATTGCCCTACGAGCCTTGTTCCTTGAAGAACGACGAGCAATCTGTTCTGGTGTTCCTTGATAGTTTGCATACTCTTTCTTATAGTTGCGTTCAGCAATATCTGTTAACCATGACTTGTATACCTTACCGCCTTCTACCATGTAAGAAATGTAATTAGTGCCTTTGCGAACAACCTCACCTGTACCATGTTCTGTCTCTACAGACTCACCTACGTTCCAGATTTTACCTGTGAGGTATGCATCACGCAATGAATCATAATCGTCACCCATCTCGCGTTCTTCACGCACACCCATGAACTTACGAACATCCAAATACATTTTCTTTGCATCAGGTTCTTTCAGAGGCGAACCCTTCTTGAATGTATCAAAGTCTCCATCTTGCGCTGCCTTTCTCATGACTGATGCCGATATGGCTTCAGTTGGATCAGCGCTGTCAGGATCGCGCTCACCAGAGCTGACAACCTTCACGCCATCTGGGAAGTCAAAAACAATATTACCCTTCTTGTCAGGTTTCCCGTTATATGTGTCTAGTAGGCGCTGGAACTCTTGAATTCTGTCACTTCCTGCCACCATTATAAGTTGAGTATAACCCTCTTCATTCAACTTGGTTGCTGCTTGAATAAATGTTTTAACAGACTTATCTGCCATAATAGACTTAGCATGTTTAGACCCAAATGATTTTTTAGCGTATGCAACCTTCTTGGGAAATGGAAGCGGGTCTTTGGGTCCAGTGGTTTGAGATAGATAAATCCTATATGGATTACTTCCAGCAACAGACTTTACTTTATCTGCAAGCTTGAGGTGTCCGATTGTGGGTGGATTCATTCTTCCAAATGCCATTACAACCATACCGCGAGATTCAGTTAACTCTTTAAACTTTTTCATTTGTCCCATGCCTTTATAGCAGTGAAGTTGTTAAACGAGAACTCCATGCGGTCTACTAATTTTACCGCTCCACCACTAACTCTATCAATAGCAACATATCCTTCGGGATTTGTCACCTTAAATCCATTTGAGGTCTTAATAAAAGTATCGGTCAAACCCTTTACACTATTTAGTTTATTTACGATTTGTGACTTTGCATCTACCAATAGGTTCTGGAAAGTGATAATTTGTGTTAGATTTTGAGTATGTTTCTTAACTTCACGCACATACTCTTTCTGCATGTCAGTATATTTCTTTTTACCAGCGTCACTCTTAGCCTTGTCAATCTGTTTCTGAATGGAGTCAAACACCCACTTCTCATAACCCTTCGCATGTGCGGCAGGGTTACTAATCTTCTCCCCGGCACGAACCTTTGAGTTGTTGTAGGTCTTGAGAGATGCACCAGCAATCGCACCTGTCATACCGTTCTGTACCACTAAGAACTTACGCAACCCATTTGCATTGATACGTTGAAAGGTTTTACCAGTTTGTGATAGTACGGCAGTGATTTTAGCAGTCTCTTTGGCAGTGAATGTTGCCCTACCAGATGTGTCCTTATAGGTTGCATCATCCATCCATACACTAGAAGGTTTCTTCAACCCCTTAATGTCTGCACCAAATGATGCTTTCATTCCTTGTAGAGTAGACCCTGTGTATGTGGTGTGCCAGACAATACCAACCTTTGCACGATTGATAGTCTTACCTAATACGCTATCAACAGGTACAGCATAAACAATAGTGTTAGGCTGAAAAGTATAATACTTAACGCCATCGATAGTATCCGTTTCCACATCATTAGTGAACATGAGGTCACCTTGGAGTACCCCCTTGATGCCCAATTTAGAAAACTCTTTAAGTGCAACTTTAAACTTTTCATTTAACGCTCCAGATAAATCATCATCAATTTCTTTTATGGTCTTGTATAATTTAGGTGAGACGTTGAATACAGACTTCTTTGCAACAAAAAAGTCACCTGTCTCTGGTTCAACACCCGCGAAGATTGCTGGCGCACCATCCCACTTAACCGTCATGTTTACACTAGAACGTGCAGAACCCGCTAACATATCACGCAATGATTGTAGGAAGTTAATTGCAGCTCTACCACCATCAACACCATAGTTGAGTATTTCATCCTCTATGTGTTCTAGGTGAAGATTCTTGGCGTTCTTATCTTCTGCAAGAAAAGACTCAAAAGACAACTTAGGACCAGAGGTCTTGAAATCTTTCTTACGCATAACAGTTTTTGCCACCAACTCCAACTCATTTCCCTTGAGATTAAGGACAAATGGCATATTGATATTCGTCCTCATGTCATTGATAACAGCTTCAGCATCAGGACCAAGCTGTGCTATCTTCTTACCATACTTGGAATAAGACTGCTTGAATAGACGAGTCAGTTCAGAAGGTGTAATATCTTTCTTATTACGAGCATCATTCACCCTGTCCATAAAGTGTCGAGTGAATTCTACATCGATACCAACCTTTGCAAACAGACGGTCAGCAAACTTCTCAACCTGATTTAAATCTGACTGTGTTATCATTTTACCAATCCGTTATATTTAACAGACAAACTGTATTGACCCAATTTCTTTTGTCCAGCATGGCCTGACTTGTTTGTTCTTATAGTCATATTCATTATCAGTTTTTCATCACCAGATTTTAATTCAATGAACCAATTTTGTTTTGAAGAACTACTTTTATATGCCTTAACAAATTTAACTTGTGGTAGAAATACACCCACAACATCTTTATCTGTTACCTCTTCATATGATGAACCGATTGCTTTGATAACCATTGTTGGTACATCAGGAGCATCCCTCAAAACTTCTGTTTTAATATAGTTGAGAGATTTTTTCGTACTAGAGTTAAATAGTGCAATGATACCATCTCTCATAATTTCTAAATACTGATTATAAAAATCTTCATACTGTTTATTATTTTTTTTATCAAAATCTCGCAAGACCTGTTGAGTTTTTCTATCCTTCATAAATTTATTTAATGGTGGCATACCGTCAATTTTAGAATACACTTGACTGTACGCAGTTTTCATTAAAAGATTAAGTTTTCCTTTTTCACCAAAAGAATTAAAAACGGGAGTTACATATGTATTTAGTTGTGGTTCAGAAGTTTTCTTACCGCCAGCTTTGAGACTAACACCCAACTTTTTACCGTCATTGTACTCTATAAACATATCGCCGGGATGATTTTTTGGAACACCAGATGGTTTCTGTCTATATCCCCAGAATACATTTTTAATTGGTTTATCCTGAGAAGAATCTATTATAAATTTATACACACCAATAGCATTATTCATTTTTTCTTCAAATTTAGAAGAAGTATCTGCTTTGTTAATAGTTTCTTCGGCAGCTGCAATATCCTTAGAACCAACACATCTTAATTTTTTAACATCAACACTCAATAAAAATTGATGAAAACTAGTTGGGTCTTTTGGTTGAAAATTTTTCTCAAATGCTATGCAAGGAAATAATTCAGTGATACTTGCATTTAGAGTTGTTTCTTGCATACCACCAGAAATAGGTTTTAAAAATATACGAAAGTTTTTTTCTTCATAAGTGCCATCAATAGGATCAACACTCGATTGACCCGAACCTAGTTTTGCAGGAATCCCAGACTGATTAAGATTTCTTAAAATTTCATCTCTATCTGTTTCTCTGTCCTTAGACCGGACAATGATAACATCTCTTTTAGAAGATGATTGACGTTCATTTCTCTCGTAAGATAAACCACCAAAAACATCAACAGGGAGCGATGTTTCCTCAGAGAAAAGACTCTGAACCTTATCTACATGCGGGATATAGTTTTCCGTTCTTGGGCGGATTTGCCGTACATAGTGATTGAGGTTAGACATTCAACTGCTCCATGTGTGTTATATTCTATTTATATAACATGGAACTTGATGTGTGTCAATTAAATAAAGTCTTCTAAACTTCCAACTTCTTTTTTCGCAAACCGGCCAATCAGGCGTTCTGACTTTCCCATATTCCCTATTGTCGCTGTAGATAGGTCTGTATAGCACACTGTGGTGAACCTCTGGCCTGCGCCACGAATAGGTGTAACACAGTGTAAACTCTTAGAATCTGCAATACACACGCAGTTATCTGGGAGATCAAGACCTACACCCCAACGAGGGAATGAGAGATACGCTCCCGTGTATTCGCCCTGTCGATGACAACTCATAGTTGTATACTCAACATCCTTCCCATCGCTATGAACACCCATGGCTTTACTCTGCATTGCACTGTACCGATTAGCACTCAGGGTGGTGATCATACCATGACGATGCTCTGGTGCGATTGCTTCTTCTGCGAACCTTTTCTGTCTATTGTAAATCTCTGGCGCAGCTTTCTCAAATGCACGTTCAACGTCTTCACATAGAGGTTTCAGTGCTTCCCACTTGTCTGGGTTAGCCATATTTATCTTCCCTGTGAAGCGACCTCTTTTAACACCGATCATGACTGAATTGATTTCGTTGGAATATGCGATCATACCCCAACCACCGCTCTTAGTGCGAGTATGGTAGGAGTTTGGGCTACGAAGTTTATAGTGTTCACCCTCAATCAATCCCCTCTTTGCCATCTCTACGGGGTCAATAGGGCCTGAGCAGTTCGCTCTCATAACTGAACTATCTTCAATCCCATACAGAACATCACGCATATCATCATTCGAAAATGCATTTGTCACTACATATGCAATAGGTACACCCCCGCCGTCAAGAGTAGAATCTGGACGCATGATAACAGTATCCTCTGTTACATGGATAATATCATCAAGATCAGACTCGTCGTAAAACTTTCCATTCCATTTATCGAAAGTGGCTTTCTCTCCAAAATCATTCTGTGCGATTATATGCTTCATGACATCTCCATTTTATCAAACATTTCTTGAATTATATATTTGCTATCATAATAAGAATATACCTCGTATGATTTATTTCTATAATCATTCCTTAGCTCTTCATTAGCAGACAGCTCTTGCACCAAATCTCTGCACTCTTCCATGTTGTCATTAGAAAGCCATATTGTTCCACTATCTAATTCT